ATGTCCCAAGCAGCACACGCTCAGAACCGTCTCATCGTGCCGAAGCGCGACAAGACCGTTGTCTTTCGGCCCCGACCGACGCTTGGTGATCATGAAACGCAGGTTAAGAACGCTTTCGCCACCAGCTTCGAGCGTTACGAAAAAGCCTACGAAGAGCTCGCCAAGATCTAATCCATGCCCAATGACTGTGATGGAATCAGGTACGTTCTGGTCCCAGACCTGATTGCTATCAACCGATGGCTCATCGAGACCCAAACCCCCGATGAGCCCATCGCAGTCCTCAAGCCGACTGAGCTAGCGTCGGCACAACAGAAGCCTGCCAATTACCGGTACTACGAGCAGACTGACGACATGATCGTCCTGACTGCCGTTCTCATAGCCGGCATCATTGGTAACCATCCTTTCGCTAACGCTAACAAGCGCACCGCCGCAGCTGCGGCGACCGTTTTTCTCATGATTAATGGCTGGCAGCTCACCGCTCCGGATAGCCACTTGGTCGTCGAGATCCATGAGTTTCTGCAGGGCAGTGACTCCTACGCAGATCGCTTCGAGTATCTGCAGGATTGGCTAGCTCACTGGACCACCCCAAGAGATGCCACCGAAAACCTGTTCTCCGACGCATTTGTGCGAATGGTTGACCACTTAGGTATTCCGCTGGACTACCCATCCTAGCCGCGGGCCTGGACTAATAGGCGCCCCCGAACCATTTAATCCCTTGGATGCGAGGGTTATTGGCAGGCCTCTACTGCTGCCCCCAGCTCCCGCTCGTAGCCGATCCGCTGCCGGCGCTCCGCCAGCAGAGCCCGGACTTTCACCTCCAGGCTGTCCTCCCTACGCAGTCCCTTCGCCGCCCAGGCCGGTACCGCCGGCGCCTTCACCCGGCACGGCACCTGGACCGGCACCTCTACGCGCACCACGTGCGGCTCGGGCTCGCCGACGGGCTGACCAGCGCAGCCCGCGAGCAGAAGGCAGATTCCCAACATTACACATGGCGTAAAGCCGTAATCCGTAGTCATAGGCCCAGCTCCTTGTCGATGATGGCTGCGGCCGCGCCGGCCGGGTCACCCCCGGTGCGCTCCTGCTGCAGTCGGTTGGCCGCCTGATAGTCCCCGCTGGCGGCCTTGGCGGCCTGCTGCTGGATAGTCTGGGCATCCTTGGAGCGCTTCTCGGCGGCCAGGCGTAGATCCGCCAGCGCCAGGTTCTGCTGGCCGACCTGCCCTTCCAGCGTGCTGCTGGTGGTGCGGCAGGACGCCAGGGTGCTGGCCGAGGTCTTCACGTCATCCCGCAGCCCTTCGACGATGGGCCGGTAGTGGTCGGCGGTGAGCCAGTAGGCCACCCCGCCGCCGATCACTCCGCCTAGGCCAAGCAGGACGACAACGGCGACCGCGATCACGGCCACCCTGTACTGCTCGAACATGGCCATCACGCCACCCTATCCAGCAGCAGCTGCAGCAGCGTCTTGGGCGGGACCTTCAGCAGGTCGTGGCCGGCCTCGTTCGGATGCACCCCGTCATCGCTGCTGCCGGCCTTGATCTGGTCTTGGCCGTCGGTGCGAGTACCGGTGAACGCCGCGGCGTAGCCGGAGAGCACCATCGCGCCCGATAGGCTGGGCAGGAACGTCGTGTTGAAGTCGCGCCGGATGCTGTCATTGGCGCCGACGCTCCGGTAAGCCGTATTGCACGGCAAGGCCTCAGGCAGCACCACCAGCGGCCGCACGCCCTTGCTTTGTAGCGTTGCCATCACCCGAGCCAGGTTGCCCTTGGCGCGGCGCAGCGCGGCGGTAGTGATGCCGCCAGCGGCCACGTCGTTGACGGACCAAGGCGCATAGAACAGCACGGTCGGCCGTATCCGCTCGACATGGTCGTCCAGCATCCGACTGAAGACCTCGGGCGCCTGGGCATGCAGCGCGGCGTTGAAGTACTCCACCGGCCGCGCAGCGGTGCTGACCTCGCAGACCGCCCTCTGCAGGGCGCCGTAGTCCCGAACAGTGCCGCCCAGGCCTTCGGAGATGCTGTCGCCCATGATCATCACCTGGTGCCCGCGCGCCTGGCTGATGTACTGGATCGCCGGCACCACGGCCTTGGCATCGCCGCCGCTGGAATAGACGTTGTTCTGGGTGAAGCTCGTCTTGGTGGTGACACCCTGGACTTCCTGGCTCGAACAGCAATAGATCCGTGGGCCGTTGGTGCGCCAGTAGTAGAGGTCGTTAAAGGGGGTGGTCAGCTTGGAGCCGGCCGGGAACTCGATCCGGACCATGACGATGGGCCTGCCGGTGGTGACGTCAGTCCGCGCCACGCTGGGCAGATAAATCAGGTCCGACCAAGCCATGCTGTAGCGCTCTTCGCCCGCCCTGGCCAGGAGGTCGACGGTGGCCGCGCCGTTGAACGTGCAGTCGATCCACTCGCCGCCCTCAGGTGTCACCTGCACCACGTAGTTCGCCGCCGGCGCCGCCGCTGACAGGCCTACGCACGCCTTTACCCCAGTCACCGGAGCGGTGTGGATGTTCGGGATGCCGATCCGGAAGGCCATGAACGGCGATTCAAGCTCGATCTGCATGTTGAAGGTGATGGCGTTTGCGGCGTCCTGGGTCCTCATCCGGCCAAATAGATGTTTGGTCAGCATCGTGGTCCCGGTGGTCATCAAGCCGGCCAGCCGCTCCTGTTGCTCAAGCTGGTCGTAGAACGCCCCGAGAACTCGGGGTATGCGGCGGGGATAACCCATGGTGACTCTCCTTGAGGTCAGCGGGTGCTGCGGGGTCTATCAGGCGAGAACAGCGAGACCGCGACTGGTGAGCGCCAGGCGCTCGTCCAGACCTTTGGTGCCGCCGTTGATCTTCCGGGTGATGGCCAGGGTGTTGCCGGCGTCGGCCAGGTCGTTCAGGCCATTCACCGACCAGAAGTGGGCCGCGGACATGCAGGCATTCCAGGGCAGCTCCAGCAGCTCGGGGTGCTGGATCAGATCCAGCGCCAGGGCAGTGCCGGCGGTAGCGTAGTTGGCCCTACCGGTGACCTGCACCAAGCCGCGCCCGCGGTACCTCCAGCCGTCGCCGGAGGCCTCGGAGCCATTCCCGTTGCGGTTGGCGTAAGTGTTGTTGGCGATCGCCTCCGGCCGGCGCGCCAGCTTGATGGCCAGGTCGTTCGGCTTGGGCTCCTTGGCTCCCGGATCGATGGCGTAGCGGCTCGGCCAGGTGATAGCCAGGCCCTCGGCGCCATAGTTCAGGTTCTCGACCAGCACGGTGAACTGGCCCGACTCGTGGCCGCACTGGCCAATGAAGGCCGCCATGCGTTTCAAGCTACGATCAATGGCGTATCGGTTCATTGCGGCGTTCAGCGGGCCGACGAAGGCCGCCGCCACCTTCCGGCCCTTCGGCAGGATCTGGATGAGCTGCTGCTCAGTGATTGGCATGGGGTTTCTCCAGGCACAAAAAAGCCCGCCTTTGGCGGGTTGAGTTAGAAAATTCTGAGCTACCCTGTTTGAGCAAGCGCAGTAAAAAGTGGACCACTTACTTAACTAAGGACTACATAATGAGAGCGAGCAGATTTAAGAGCACCGCGGAAGAGACTCTCTTAGATGCAATCCGATTAAACATAAGACAAAGATCCGGCAACAAAATATCAACTTACAATCCGGGTCCTTTACACAGCTACATGGCCGTACTAATACAGGACCCTACCCCGCCACATGCCAGCGAACTATCTGAACTCATCTGTTCATCACAAGCAGATTTATGGCTAAAAGAATTTCCGTTCAACAACAAAAACGTCAGCGACGCTTTCAAAGGCCTCTCAGATATTTCTCAGCCCGGCAGCTCCGTCCAAACTTACTTTGACACGATCATCCTTTTAAATTATTAGGCATTTAAAGGTCCATCTAAAGCAGCCAGACCTGTCAACTCCATTAAAGAGGAATTAAGCACAGAGATAAGACACTTCTCCCGCACAGAAAAGTCGCGTTCAGCGGGCTGATGAATTGCTGGTAATCATCGGTATTCATGAGCCCTCATGAACGTGAATTTTCTTGCGTTGAGATAGTGACTTTTGGCTCTCATCCGCACGCTCATGAGGGCAATGGGTTCAGGCCGAGCCGACGTCGCCGGTCTGAACGGGGGCCGCGTCCTCAATCACCGCCGAGGTCACCCGCACGCTGGCGCTGTACTTCTTCAGCAGCTGGGCCGTGCGGACCTCAATGCTGGGATTGGTGCTGAGCATCTCCTTGGCCTTGGCCTCGGCTTCTGCCTCGGTGGCGAACTCCATGGAGGCGTCGAGGTTGTAGAACTGGGCGAGTACGACATAAGGCATAGTGGTGTCCTCCGGACATGAAAAAGCCCGCACGCGGCGGGCTTGATAGGATTTGGTGGATCAGTAGTTTTCGACGTCGACGACCATGATCTGACGATTGCCGCCGTTATAGTTGATGGCTCGATCGTTACTGCTGTACGGGCGGACCATGTAGTAGATGTTTCGGCTGCCACACTTCACGGAGTTGCCATCGGTCCAGACCGTGGACGTCAGACTTTCAATGCGCGTCGTCTGCTGGGTCATAGGTTGGACGATATAAGCCCAGGCTCTATTTGCCAGCACTACTGCCGGGTACTTTCCATAGTTCCGGGTCTCATCGGAGTTGGAGTTTCCGAGAAAGAAGTCCTGCACCTTGAGGTACTTCATTCGGGAATCGAAGACCGGTTCTCGCGTAGCAGGGTTGCGCACGATGAGCTTGCCCGCGGAGGCGAACATCATCCCGTACTTGGGCAGGTCGAACAGCCAGAAGTCGACATCGAAGTCGATGGCGCTATCCGGGATCCCGTACAGCGTGTAGGTCACCTGGCCGCCGTTCACCACCGAATGGGTGATGCACACCGGGTATGGCGCCCGCACTGCCAGGATCGGTTGGTCTGCGTTGACGGTGAAGGTCACCGTTCGGACGTAAGGGTTCGCCTGGCCCGAGGAGGCCGTGCGTACCCTTCCCGTCTGGCGCAG